ATCTTCCTCTCCCTCCTGTTTTTATTCCAATCGGCGAATGGGGTTGACAATGTGGACCGATGAGCAACGCGAGACCTTCCGCACGCTCTGCGGCATCTTCTGCGACCGCGACGAGGTGTGCGCGGTGATGCGCGTGGACGCCGCCGACCTTGACCGCGAAGTCGCCGAGGCGTTCCCAGACACGCCGACCTTCGACGCCGCCTTCAGGCGGTACAGCGCCGAGGGCCGCGCGAACCTGAGACGCGCGCAGTACAAGGCCGCGTGCGACGGCAACATCCAGATGCTGACGTGGTTGGGCCGCGCGTACCTCGGGCAGGAGTCCGCCGCGTACAAGCCCAAGCAGTCCCGCGCCGACAAGGCCAAGGCCGAGGACGCCACGCCGCCCGCGAGCGACGCGCTGGCATCGCTGCGCACGCGCCTCAAGGTCGTGGGCGGTGACTGACGATGGCGCTGATGGGCAAGACCGAGCCGCGCGTGTACACGCCGCCTCTCCGCGAGCTGACCCCCGAGACCTCGCTGGGCTTCGCCGTCTGCGACTTCAGCCGAACCATCCTGAACATCGAGCCGCTTCCGTGGCAGGAATGGCTGCTCATCCATGCGCTCGAGATAGTCGGGCCCATCGACGGCGACTGGCGCTTCCGCTTCCGCAAGGTTGTCGTGATGGTGGCGCGGCAGAACGGCAAGACCTACCTCAGCGTGGTCCTGGCCGCATTTTTCATGTTCGTCCTCATGGTCGCCAACGTGCTGGGCACCTCCGCGAACCTGGACAAGGCCGAGGAGGTCTGGTTCTCGCTCTTGCGCATGATCGTGGGCGATGACGAGGCCGACGTGCCGCCGAACGAGGCTCTCCTGGCCGAGTTCTCCCACAAGAAGCTTGGCAACGGCAAGCTGGCGATGTGGCTCAAGCACGGCCAGCGCTACAAGGTCGCCGCCGTCTCGGGCATGGCGAGCACCAAGGGCGGGCGCGGCGACTCCAACGACCTCGTGCTGCTGGACGAGCTGCGCGAGCACCGCTCTTGGAACGCGTGGAGCGCCACGACGAAAAGCACGAACGCCCGACCCAGGGGCCTCACGTGGGCGATGACCAACGCGGGGACCGTCGAGAGCGTCGTGCTGCGCTCACTGCGCGTGAAGGCACACCAGCGCCTGGGCGACCCTGACGGCATCGTGGCCAAGCTGGGCGACCTCATGGCCCCGCTGCCAGACGGCGAGGCCGTGGATGACACCGTCGGCTGGTTCGAGTGGAGCGCCGCCCCCGGCTGCGACGTCTACGACCGCGAGGCGTGGGCGCAGGCCAATCCCTCGCTGGGCTACGGCTTCCTCGAGGAACGCACCATCGCGAGCGACGCGCAGAGCGATGACGAGGTGGAGTTCCGCACTGAGGTGCTCTGCCAGTTCGTGGAGAGCGTGGCCGAGCCCGCGTTCCCCGGCTCGTCGTGGCTGATGGGCACCGACGAGGCGAGCGAGCCCGCCAAGACCGCGCCCGCGTTCTTCGGCGTGGACCTCTCCGCCGACCGCACCACCACATCAATCGCCGCCTGCGCCATCCGCGCCGACGGGCGCTGGCACGTGGAGGTCGTGGCGCGCGACCTCGGGACAGACTGGGCGCTGCGATGGTTCGCCGACCGCGCCGACCCGCTCAAGCCCTTGGACGTGGCGTGGCAGAAGAACGGCGCGCCCATCTCAGCGCTGGGGGACCAGCTCAAGGCAATCCCCGGTCTCATCCCGCACGAGCTGGCGGGGGCGGCGCTGGCGCAGGGCTTCGACCGCTTCTGGGCTGGCATAGCGGCCTGCGACCCCAACACCCACCAGGACGCTACGCGCATCATGCACCGACCGCAACCCGTGCTGGACGAGGCCGCGCGGATCGTGGCCATCAAGACCAAGGGCGACGGCGGGCGGCTGATGGATCGCAAGGCGAGCCCTGGCGACGTGGCCCCGCTGGTTGCGTGCGTCATGGCCCACGCAGTCGCGACTACGCCCGTCGAGGAGGAGCCGCCGAAGGTCGCCCCGAGCGCCTATGCCGACGGCCATGACCTGCTTGTCATCTAGCACCAAAGCACGGCAACGAAGGCCCCCGCCATGGGGGCCTTTTTTCGTTTGGAGGCAAAAACGTGAGCATCCTTCGCGACCTTCGTGCCATGTTCCGGCGAGACGTCCCCATCACCGTGACCGTCCCCGCGAGCGTGGGCGGCAAGGATGCCGACGGCATCGACGCCGAGACCATGTACGAGACCCAGCCCGCCGTGAAGACCGTCGTGGACTTCCTGGCGCGCAACGTGGCCCAGCTGCCGCTCAAGGTCTACCGCCGAGACGGCGAGGACCGACGCCGCGACCGCGACGGCCCCATGGCGCTTTTGCTCGAGCACCCGAACCCGCACCAGACGCGCTACGAGCTCATCCGCGACCTCATGGGCGACCTGAAGCTCTACGACTTCGCGCTCTGGCTCGTGGGACCCAGCGCCGACTCGCCGAGCGGCTGGGAGGTCCGCCACATCCCCGTGGCGTGGCTGACCAAGACCGAGAGCACCGACGGCTTCGGCTACTCCGAGTTCAAGTTCGCCGACCGCCACGCGGGTGGCCGCGAGGTCACCGTGAGCGCCGACCAGTGCGTCGTGTTCCACGGCTACCGCCCGGGCGACCCCCGCGAGGGCAGCAGCACCATCCGCGCGCTCAAGGAGACGCTACGCGAGCAGGTGGCCGCACAGGAATACAGACGGCAGGCCTGGGAGCGCGGCATGCGCGTCACGGGCTACGTCACCCGCCCCGTGACCGTCGAGCCCTGGGACGCCGAGCGCCGCAAGCGCTTCGCCGAGAGCGTGAGGTCCGCGTGGGGCCGTGGCGGCGAAAGGGCAGGCGGCACGCCCGTCTTCGAGGACGGCATGACCTACCACGAGGTCCAGTTCAACGCCCGCGAGGCAGACTGGGCGCAGGGCGTCAAGCTGAGCCGCGCCGAGGCAGCCGCCGCGTTCCACGTCAACCCCACGCTCATCTGGCACGACTTGCAGACGCAGACCTACGCGTCCGCCAAGGACAACGCGCGACAGCTCTACGCTGACACGCTGGCACCCGACCTCACCTTCATCCAGGAGCGCGTCAACATGCGGCTTCGCGAGATCATCGGCGAGCCGCCCGAGGTCTACGCCGAGTTCGACATGAGCGCCAAGCTGCAAGGGAGCTTCGAGGAGCAGGCCGCGAGCATCCAGGCGTCGACTGGCGCGCCGTGGATGACCATCGCCGAGGCGCGTTCGCGCATGAACCTTCCATATATCGATGGCACCGACCAGCTCATCGTGCCGCTGAACGTGGCCGTGGGCATGGATGGCCGAGCCGCCGCCGACGAGGGCGAGCCCGCCACGAACTCCGCGCCCATCCAGCGCGTGATGATCGTGGGCGCTCCGCAGCCCGCCGCCAAGGCCGACGCGCCCCGCGAGGTGAAGGCCATGGCCACCGACGGCGAGACCGCGCGCTACGAGGACGTGCTGGCGCGCTTCTTCGAGCGCCAGTCGCGCAGCGTCCTCGCCGCCATCGGCGCGAAGCGCAAGGCCGACGATGACGCAGACGACTCGTGGTGGGACCCCGGGCGCTGGGACGCCGAGCTGGCGGATGACCTGCTGGTCGCGGCGCTGGCAGGCTCCGAGGACGCCGCACGGCGAGCGCTCGAGTTACTCGGCATCGACCCCGACGGCTACGACGTGGAGGCCACGCGGGCGTTCCTCGCCGCGATGATGGCCCGCCGCGCCGCCATGGTCAACCAGACCACCAAGGCCGCGCTTGACGCCGCACTCGCCGAGGACGTCTCCGAGGACGCCGCGCAGGCAACGCCCGAGGGCGTGTTCGAGACCGCCAAGGAGTCGAGGGCCAAGCGCAGCGCCGCCACCCTCGCCACCAGCGTGGCCGCGTGGGCGACGTTGGAGGCGGGCCGTCAGTGCGCACCCGCGACCGCGACGAAGACGTGGGTCACCGGAAGCAACCCCAGGGCGAGCCACGCCGCCATGAGCGGGGCGACCGTGCCCCTGCGCGAGCCGTTCCCGAACGGGGCGCAGTGGCCCGGCGACTCATCCGCGCTGGACGCCGCCGACGTCTGCAACTGCAACTGCACCGTCACGCTGACCATTCCGTAAGGAGCCGCAAATGAGAGAGACCAAGTCCTTCGACGTGAAGGCCGACGGCACGGGCGAGATAGCGGGCTACTTCAGCACGTGGACCCGCGAGCCCGACGCCTACGGCGACGTCGTGGCAAAGGGCGCGTTCTCCCGCGCCATCGCCGAGATCAACGCCAAGGGAGGGACCATCCCGCTGCTTTGGAACCACGACGCCGAGCACCTCGAGAGCTTCATCGGGACCGCTGGCGACCTCGCAGAGGACGAGCACGGGGCCAAGTTCCGCGCGACGTTCGACGCGACGCCGCAGGCGCAGCACGCCCGCGACCTCGCCGCCGACGGGCGGCTCTGCAAGTTCAGCTTCGCCTACGACGTGAGGGAAGCCGCCGAGGTGACGCTCGAGGACGGGCGCAAGGCCCGAGAGCTCCGCGACCTGGACCTCTTCGAGGTGTCGCTGACGCTCTACCCCGCGAACTCCGACACCTCCGTGACCGAGGTCAAGGCGGGCAAGCGCAACAGCAAGGCCGACGAGGCCGCGCTACGACAGGCCATCACGCTCATCCAGTCCGTGCTGGGCGAGCTTGAGGACGAGCAGGACGAGGGCGAGCAGCCCGCCAACGAGGAGGAGCCGCAATCGGCCAACTCGGAGGAGCGGGAGGACGCCAAGGCCGCGCTCATCGCACGCATGAAAAGCCACATCGAATAGAGAGGATGCCACCATGAGCATCAATTCCACCATCGAGGCCAAGGCCGCGCGCCTCGGCGAGCTGATGGGTGCCGTCGAGGACGGCAGCGCCGACGCCATGGCCGAGGCCACCAAGCTGGCCGATGAGCTGGACGAGCTGAAGGAGCGCAAGGCCGCTGCCGACCGCTTCGCTGGCCTCGTCGGCTCCATCGGCGCGACCCACGCCGACGCCAAGGGCAACGTGACGCCCAAGGCCAAGGGCTTCGGCGCTTTCGTCGCCGACGCCATGGTCGGGAAGTTCGTCAAGGGCTCCCGCATGAGCCTCTCCACACCCGAGTGGGGCGTCAAGGCGGCATCCACCATGGACACCCCCGCAGCCGTGGCACCGTGGGCGACCGTCTACGACTCCACCATCGTTGAGCAGCCGCGCCGCCGCCTCACCATTGCCGACCTGCTCGGCACCGAGAGCATCGGCAACTCCAACGCCGTGAGCTACCTCGTGGAGAGCGCCACCGTCGACGCCTACCCCACCGCCGTGGCCGAGGGAGCCGCGAAGCCGCAGATCAGCTTCGGCGACCCGACCCCGGTGACCGAGACGCTCCACAAGCTGGCGGCGTACTACAAGGAGAGCGACGAGCTGCTCGAGGACTACGAGTGGCTGGCGAGCAACATCGAGAACCGCGCCATCTACCAGCTGATGCTGCTTGAGGAGAACCAGCTGCTCAACGGAAACGGGACCGCGCCGAATCTCACGGGCGTCCTGAACCGCAGCGGCATCCAGACCGCAACCATCGCGAGCGCCAACCAGACCGCCGCAGGCATCGCCGACGCCATCTTCGCGGCCATGATGGACGTCCAGGACGGCAGCGGCTTCGACGCCGACGGCATCGTCATCAACCCCGCCAACTACCAGACCCTGCGCCTGGGCCGCGACGGCAACCAGCAGTACTACGGCGGCGGCTACTTCAGCGGCGAGTACGGCAACGGCACCATCGTGGAGCAGCCGCCCATCTGGGGCGTCCGCACCGTCGTGACCAGCGCCATCTCCGCAGGGACCATCCTGGTGGGCAACTTCCGCCAGGCCGCGAGCGTCTTCCGCAAGGGCGGCCTGCGCGTCGAGGCGACGAACACCAACGAGGACGACTTCACGAAGAACCTCGTGACCGTCCGCGTCGAGGAGCGCCTCGGACTCGCCGTCCGTTACCCCGCCGCGTTCAAGAAGCTCACCTTCGCTTCCTAGGAGCGGCCTAGCACCAGCAACGCGGCCCCCGTGGCATCACGCCATGGGGGCCTTTCTCGTTAAGGAGGCGAGACATGGACCTTCGCACCTACGAGTGGCGCGGCAAGACGTGGCAGTTCGAGGCTGGCGAGCAGCCCGACGGTGCCGTCGAGGTCAAACCGAAGGCAGAGGCCAAGGCGGCTGAGCAGCCCGCCAACAAGGCGCGGAAGTCGCCCGCGAAGAAGGCGGCGACCGCCGATGCTTAGCACTCCCTGGGGCTATTCCGTCGACGCCGACGCGCTGCCGCCCATCGTGGACTACGACGCGTTCGTCGCGGCCACGGGCGACGCCTTCGCGGGCGAGACCGAGGAGCGCGTGACCGCGACCGTCGAGGCCGCGAGCGCCGCCGTGCGGGCCTATTGCGGCTGGCACGTCTCCCCGAGCCTTGCGTGCCGCGTCGAGACCGAGGGGCCCGGTGCGCTCATCGAGCTGCCGGTGATGGCCGTGTCGAGCGTCGAGGCCGTCACCGTCTGCGGCGAGGCCATGGATGCCGACGCCTACTGGTGGCGTGCGGATGGCCTGCTCAAGCGCAAGCCGCCACACAGGTGGCCCGCCGAGTGGCGCTCCGTCGTGGTCGACCTGACGGCTGGCCACGACGCCACCGCCGCGCCGCAACTCGCCGCCGTGGTCTGCCAGATGGCAAGCAACGCCCTCGCCGCCGCCCCTGGCGTGATGCGCGAGAGCGCGGGCGGCGTCTCCATCTCCTACAACGCCATGGCCGACGGCGTAGCTGGTGGCGTGACGCTGCTCACGCGCGACATGCGCCTTTTGGCACCGTTCCGCCTTCCAGCCGTCCCGAGGTGATGCGCCCATGCTCCCGAGCTTCTGCAAAGACGCCGTCACCGTCGTGCGGCCTGGCTCCAAGGTCCTGCGCGGGGCCACGGTGCCCGACTGGGACGCCGCCACGAGCCACGAGGTGCGCGGCTGCTCCGTGCAGCCCGCATCGAGCGCGACCGTCATGGGCGACCAGCGCGTGAACGCCGTGCAGTCTGGCGCGACGCTCTACGCCCCTCCGGGCGCGGACGTGGCCGCTGGCGACCGCGTCGAGTTCGAGGGCCGCGCGTGGTCCGTGGACGGCGAGCCGCAGGCGTGGCGAAGCCCCACCGGGCGCGTGAGCCACGTGATCGTCTCGCTCCGAGACTGGAGGGGATGACGCCATGGCAAAGCGAATCCGCATCGAGCTGGACCACGAGGGGTTCCGCCAGCTGCTGGAGGGCCCAGAGGTCACCGAGCTGGTGGACTCACTTGGCGACCAGCTGGCCGCGCGCGCTGGCGCTGGCTTCGTCTCCAAGCCCATGCGCGGCGACTTCGGCGGCGGACGCCACGTCTGCCACGTCGGCACGGGCACGCAGGAGGCCATGGAGGCGCAGGCCACCGACAAGGCCCTCACGCGGGCGCTCTATGGGATGGGGGTCTAGCCGTGCTCACCTGCATCGACTTCGAGGGCGAGCTGGCAGACGCCCTGGGCATCGCCGCGCCGCCCGTGCCCGCCGAGATGCCCGACTCCCTGCCCTACGCGTGCGCGACCGCCCTGGGCGGCACCAGCCGCGACAACGTCGACGCCGCGACCATCGACGTGGACGTGTGGGCCGAGGACGCCGCGAGTGCCATGGACGAGGCCCGCGCGCTCATCGCACGCGCGCGCTCCCTGGAGGGCACCACGACGGGCGGGGCGACGTGGGGCGCGGTCCGCGTGACCACGCTGCCATACGGCAACCCCGACCCGAGGCAACCGCGGCTCTCCCGCGCGACCTTCACCATTTCCGCCACCGCCCACGCGGTGGAACTCTAGACTTTAGGAGGCCTTAATGGCTGGCATCAGCAACGCCGACGTCTTCGTCGGCACCCTTGACCAATCCACCACCGTGGGCGCGGTCCTCATGGCCCCCGTCGGGACCGACCTCCCCGAGGTCGATGACATGACGCCCGCGAGCGTCACCATCGACACGGCGTTCCAGGGCCTGGGCTACCTCGTGGAGGACGGCTTCGACCTGGGCTTCGAGATGTCGACCGAGACCATCAAGGAGCACAACCTGGGCGTCGTGCGCGTCGTGGTCTCCGAGGCTAACCACTCGCTCACCATCACCTGCATCCAGACCAACGAGACGGTCCTGGGCGCGGCCATCGGCACCGAGCACGTGACCACCGCCGCCGCCGACACGACCCACGGCAAGCGCTTCAAGGCCGTGTTCGGCGCGTACCTGCCCGACCCCCAGTCGTGGGTCATCAAGCTCAAGGACGGCAACAAGCGCATGCTGGTGGTCGTGCCCCAGGGCCAGGTCTCCGAGGTGGGCACCGTCACCGTGGCCGCGACTGGCGCGATCGGCTGGCAGCTCACGATCTCGTGCCTGCAGGACGCAACGCTGGGCGGCGACATGTACATCCTGCACGACGACGGCACGGTGACCGCCTAATGGTCCGCATCGCTGAGGACCGCCACGAGCTGGGCTTCGAGCTTAGCGATGGCTCCGAGTGGTCGATACCGCTGCCAGACTCCCTGCCCGTGGCCGAGGCGCTCGAGATGAACGCCGCGTTCAACGCCGCCAACGGCGATGGCACGAAACTCACGCAGGCCTTCATGGCGTTCCTTGACAAGCACGCGCCCGGGCTGACCGAGCTTCTCACCCTGGGCGAGATGACCTCCATCTTCCGCGCCTGGGGCGAGGCCCAGAGCCAGGTGATGGGCGTGAGCCTGGGGGAATCCTAGGGCTTGCGGGTCTCGTGGCCGACCACGGCGACGCGCTCGAATACGACCTCATGACGAGGGCGCACGCCACGCTTGATGACGTCCCGACGCGCATCTCGTGGCGTGCGCTCCGCTCGTTCGTGGCTGGCCTTGACGTGACCAGCCGCCTCTTCGCGGAGCTTCACCCGAAGCAGGCGGGCTGGACGCCCGAGCGCTTCATGCTGGCGGACATATTCGACGCCGTCATGATGGGCGCGTGGAGCGTCCGCGCCGCCCTGGGCGGCAAGACGCGCAGGCCCAAGGCATACCCGCGACCGCAGCAGACCAAGAGCCTGGGGCGCGGAGCGATTCCCGTAAGCGAATTCGACAGATGGTGGAATGGGGGTGACGCCGATGGCTGAGGGCGTGACTCTGGCGAAAGCGTGGGTGACCATCATCCCGACCACGCAGGGCGCGGAGAAGGCCATCTCCGACTCTCTGGCGGGGCCTGCCGAGAGCGCCGGTTCCAAGGCTGGCAAGGTCTCTGGCGTCGCGATGGCCGCTGCCGCTGGCAAGGCGATGAAGAGCACGGGCGCGAAGATGACCGTCGGCATCACCACGCCCCTCGTGGGGCTGGCGAAGTCCGCGCTTGACGTCGGCATGGCCTTCGAGAGCAGCATGGCCAACGTGGCCGCGCTGAGCGGTGCCACGGGCGCTGACCTCGACAAGCTGAGCGAGACCGCGCAGGCCTATGGCGCTTCGACGCAGTTCAGCGCGAGCCAAGCCGCCGACGCAATGGGCTACATGGCGCTGGCGGGCTGGGACGCGCAGCAGATGGTAGACGGCCTGGGAGGCGTGCTTGACCTCGCCGCCGCCTCTGGCATGGGGCTTGCCGAGTCATCGGACATGGTGACGGACTACCTGAGCGCCTTCGGCCTTCAGGCGTCCGACTCCGCGCGCTTCGCCGATATGTTGGCCTACGCGCAGGCGAACAGCAACACCAGCGCGGCGCAGCTCGGCGAGGCCTACCGCAACTCCGCCGCCAACCTGCATGCGGCTGGCCAGGACGTGGAGACGGTGACCTCGCTGCTGGGCATGATGGCCAACCAGGGCCTCAAGGGCTCCGAGGCGGGCACCGCGCTCTCCGCCGTCATGCGCGACGTGACCAACAACATGGTCGACGGCGCAATCCTGATCGGGCACACGTCCGTGGCCGTGACCGACGCGGAGGGCAACTTCCGCGACCTCACGCAAATCCTGCTGGACGTGGAGTCCGCAACGGCTGGCATGGGCGACGCAGAGCGCGCCGCCGCGATGGGCGCGACGTTCACAAGCGACTCCATCAAGGGCCTCAACCTCATCATGTCCGCTGGCGTCAGCAGCGCGTGGGAGTTCGAGGACCAGCTGAGGGGCGCGAGCGTCACCGCCGACAGCTTCGCGAAGGCCGCGTCAGACATGGGCATCGACATGGACGCCATGCGCGGTGCGTTCGAGGCCGCTGGCATCTCTTCAGAGCAGTTCGAGGAAATCCTCGGCATCAGCCAGGGGTCCGCCGACATGTTCGTAGAGACCCTCAACGAGGCCGTCGCCGCTGGCTTCGACGCCAACGACATCATGGCCGACCTCGGCGTCACGACCGAGGACCTGCAAGCAGCCATGGATGCGTCCGAGGGCTCGGCATCGGCCATGGCCACGACCATGAACGACACGCTGGCGGGCCGCATGGCCGAAATGGACAGCGCCATCGAGGCAGCGGCCATCAAGCTCTCCGACGCGCTCATGCCCGCCGTGTCGGTGGTCGTGGAGCACGTGACCGAGGCCGCGTCCGCCTTCGCCGACTGGTTCGGCTCTCTTGACGAGGGGACCCAGAACGCCATCATCGCGGCCGCTGGCCTGGTGGCCGTGGCTGGCCCCGTCGTGACCGTGCTCGGCTCCATCGCTGGCATCGTGCCCAAGGTCGCGAGCGCTGTGAGTGGCTTCAGCAAGGCATTCGGCGCGCTCAACACCGTCATGCGCGCCAATCCCATCCTCGCCGTCGTGGCCGTCATCGCCACGCTGGTGGGCATGTTCCTCACGGCCTACAACACGAACGAGGAGTTCCGCGCGAAGGTAGACGAGGTCTTCGGCGCGATCAGCGAGACCATCGGGGGCTTCTTCGAGTTCTTCGGCGGCATCGTGGAGGGCATCGGCGGCTTCGTATCCGACATCGGGGGCTTCTTCGGCGGGCTGGCAGAGACCGCAGGCGAGAAGTTCGAGGGCATCAAGACCACCATCGGCGACGTCTGGGGCGGCATTCAGGAGGGCGCGGCGAGCGCCTGGGAGGGCATCACGTCCACGCTCTCCGGTGCCTGGGATGGCATCCAGCAGGGCGCGTCCGACGCGTTCGGCGCGGTCTCCGAGACCGTCTCCATGGACATGCAGACCGCCAACGCCGTGGGCGCTGCCGCTGGCGGCGCTCTTGACGCGGCGCTGCGTGGCGACTGGGAGGGCGCGCGGACAGCCGCCGAGGCTGGCTTCGGCGCAATCCGCTCCAACATCGAGACCAAGATGGAGGCCGCGAAGCAGGGGGCCATCAGCGCGGGCAACGCCATCGGCGAGAAGCTGGGATTCCCAGGTCTCGGCGACACCGTGGCGGGAGTCTTGGAGGGGGCCAAGGGCAACATCGACTCCGCGCTCGAGGGCGCGAAGTCCATCGTGAGCGGCGCAATCGACAACATCGTCGGCTTCTTCAGCGGCGCGAAGCTCGAGCTGCCCCACATCAACCTGCCGCACTTCTCCATCTCCGGCAGCTTCAGCCTGGACCCGCCGAGCATTCCGCACATCTCGGTTGACTGGTACAAGACGGGCGCGATCTTCGCCGGGCCGAGCGTCATCGGCGTAGGCGAGGCGGGCCCTGAGATGGTCCTGCCCGCATCGGGAGGCATCATGGACGACTTCGCACGCTCCGTCGCCTCTCAGGTGGACGGCGGCGGCAACGGTGGCCGCGTGGTCAACGTCTACATCGACGGCGACCGCATCGCGACCGACCGACGGCTGGAGGACGCGTTCCTCGGCTTCATGGACGAGCTGGCTTTGGTGGGGGCGGTGTAGACATGGGCATCACCAACATCGTCCTCAGCGACAACAGGACCAACGCCAAGGGCGGCAACAAGCGCATCACCAGCGCCAACACGCCGTCCGCGCTCTACGTCAAGTTCAGGACCATCAACCGCGACGCGCAGGCCAAGATAGACCTCGCCGTGGCCTACGAGTACGTGGCGCGCGGCGACGTGAGGGGCGGGGACGGCTACGGCGGCTACACCGAGCTGAATGGTTCCACGGAGTGGTACTTCCACCAGTTCACGGTGGGCGGCTCCGACGTGTGGGTGAGCGAGCGCGACGCGCTGGTCCCTGGCTACCTGTGGTCGCTGCCCCTCGACTTCGAGAGCGCGAACCACAGCGGAGCGAGCATCGTGGACGCCATCACCAACGGCGACTGGTCCTTCGCCAACCGCAAGTTCGACGCCATCCATTTGCACATCAAGATCAAGACCTGGTACTACGTCGGCTCCACCCTCACGGCGTCAGACGTGGCCCACGCCGACCTCTACATCGGCTACATTCCAACGTACACCGCGACCAGCGCGACCCTCACGACGGACGGCCTCACCATCCGCTACTCGTCTCCGAACTGGGACCGCTCAAGCGACCGCTGGGAGGTCGTGAGCCTGCGCCAAGGCTCCAAGGCCGTCACCAGCACGAAGACGAAGCCATGGGGCCAAGTCTCCAAGGCGGGCACCATAACCATCCCCGCGAAGGCCGTGACCTACGCGCCCGCCGACGGGACCATCAGCGGCGAGATACGCATGAACTCGTGCTGGCGACCCTCTGGCGAGGAGTTCGCGAGCATGACGTTCGCCGCGCTCACGTTCGAGAACAACGCCGAGGCGAACACGCCCGCCATGGCCGTGATAGAGGATGCCGCGAACGGTCTGGTGAGAGTGGCCGTGACCGACTCGGGCGACCAGGACGTGCCGCTCTCCACCGCCCTCGTGACGCTGGTGGGAGGCGGTCTCCCGAGCGACTCGCAGACCGTCGCCATCGGCAGCACGGCCACCTTCGCGCCGCCCATCGGCGAGACGTACACGATCAGCTGCATCGGCCTCACCGCCGATGGCAAGGCCAAGCGCGTGAGCGACAGGACGGGCGGGCCAGTCTCCATCGTGGGCGGCGGAGTCCTGCTGACCTCCGAGGGCGACGCGCACGTGCGAATCCCCTACGACGCGGGCATCTCCGAGAGCCTGGGGCCAGAGTCGGAGACGGTGAAGCTGGCGGGGCGTGCGAGGCCGTCCGCCTTCTTCGGCGAGGGCGGCACGCGCAAGGTGACCGTCTCGGGCACCGTCTGCATCGAGGCAGGCCACGGCCTCATCGTGACGCCCATCGACGCCGTCGAGACCATCGCCGAGGCGGGGCCGCTGGTGCTCCGCGACGAGATCGGGCGCAGGATGCAGGTCTACGCGTCGGGCGTGAGCGTGAGCTGCGCCGACCTGCCGCAATGGCTGCGCAGCGTCTCCATCACCTGCGAGGAGGTGGCCTAGTTGACCGACTGGGGCGCCTCCGGCAGGCGCGACACCTACAGCTTCGACCTAGTGGACCCCTTCACCCTCGCCAAGGCGGGCACGCTGGACGCCGAGCCATCCGCGTGCTCGCTCACGTGGGCGTATGACAGCGACAACATCGTCAGCGGCAAGGTAACCGAGGTCAACAGCGACTTTCGCCTGAATGGCCGCGACATGCTGGTCCGCATCAACCACCACTGCGAGTGTGACGGCGAGGTCGTGGACGAGCCGCTGGCAACCATGTTCGTGGACAACCTCTCGCGAAGCTCGCACGACGGCATGACGAAGCGGGCGCTCACGCTCTACTCGACGCGCTGGCGGCTCTCCCAGGACTTCCTGCCCTCCGACTTCGCGCGGGCCAAGGGGACGGGCGTCATCGACGCCATCAAGAACCTCGTGAACACGGCTGGCGGGCGCTTCTCCATCGCGCACGACGCGCCCACCGCGCGGACCTTCGGCGCGAACATCGGATTCCCCGTCGGCAGCAACCGCCTGGAGGCCATCGAGACCATGGCGGGCTGGATCAGTTGCGAGACGGGCGTGGACCCGCGCGGCTGGATCACCATCGCGCCCTACGTGGACCCCGCCAAGCGCTCCGTGGCGTACACCTTCGCCGACGGCTCAAACTGCACCTACAAGGCGGGCATCGAGTGGGACTCCACGCGCTCCGACCCAATCAACCGCGTCGTGGCCTACTTCACCCGCGAGAAGAAGCCCGCCGACGAGGCCGCGAACATCCCGCTGAGCGCGCGGTGCGTCGTGGACCTGCCAGAGAGCCACGCGTTCAGCTACGAGCGCTCGGGCCGCTACCGTACCGAGGTCCTGCGCGTCTCGGACTATTGCACGCAGGCCGAGCTGGAATCGCGGGCACGGGCGTACCTATACGCCAACTGCGGCGACGCCACGAGCATCGTCATCGAGCACCCGCGAATCCCAGGCGTGGAGGTTGGCGCGGTGGTTGACTACCGCAACTCGGTAGATGACCCGTCGCCCGTCTCCGTGCGCTGCCTGGTGACGCAACAGAGCATCCGCGCCCTCGGGCCAGGATGCATGACCCAGAGCAAGCTGCTCATCATCGGATGGAGGTGAGGCCATGGCTACCAAGCTAGACGTGGCCAAGCGCATCGCCGGGGCCGTCCCCGTGACCCGCCATGCGAGCGCTGGCGCTTTCGACGCTGCTTCCACGACGCGCTGGGGCACCGTCACGGCCATCGACTCGGACGGCAACGCGACCATCCAGCTGGACGGCTCAGAGAGCGGCGACGCCGTGACGCTGGCGACCGAGACCACGCCCGCCGTGGGCGACCGTGCGACCGTGATCCACGAGGGCGGCACGTGGAAGGTCATCAGCCTATCAAAGGTCGCGGCGGACGCGGCGGCAGGCAGGCAGGCGGGGACGGACGCGGCGGAGGCGCTGGCCAAGGTCGAGGACGTCGAGAGCCACTTCTGGTACGATGAGGGCGTGGGCTGTCGAATCTCCACCGAGGATGGTGAGCCTTACGGTGCGAGCAACGCCCTTTGGCAGGCCGACAAGCTGCTTTTCCGCACCAAGAACATCCGACTCCTTGCGCTCACCACGGGCTACGATTCCACGACGCAGACCGTCGACCCAGACGGCATCGGCCTCTCGCTCTATGACGGGCAGGGCAACCAGTCATCAAACCTGGTGGCCTACTTCAAGGGTGACGAGATAGCGCTGGGACGCAACTCCGAGAGCGCCCACGTCTATCTGTGCGGCGACACCTTCAACATCTACGCCGACACCACGGTAGGACAAGGCTACCTCGTGGCCGACCATGGCGTCATCATGCGCGTCTACGAGACGGGCAGCACGACGAACCTCGCAGGCCAGCTGGGCTTGAGCTACAACGGCTCAGTCATCGGCGTGACCGATGGGACGCTTAACTTCCAGTCAGACGGCGACGCGACCACATCGACGCTCGCCGACATGCGTCTCAACGCGGTCAACGGCTCGCTCATCGTGAACACGCCGAGCGTCACCCTGAGCAGCCCCGGCGCGTGGCGCTCCGCCATCCTCTCCACCGCCTTCGCGAGGCCGAGTGCCAACGTCTCCATCTCGACTGGTGGCACCGACACCAAGCTCAACTGTGCGACTTTCCAGACCACCGACTCCAGCGCATTTGAGAGCCACGACGGCGGCATCAGGTGCAAGCGTGCTGGCACCTTGCGCATCTTCGGCTCGCTGAGCTTCAGGATAACAACCACCGACACAATGGGGACGATTGCCATATATCGCAACTCGTCAAGCATCGCGTACACGATGAGCGGCGTGTCGAGCGGGTCGCAATATGGCTACGCGGGCATCAACGGCTGGTTGCAGACCGTGGCGGCAGGTGACGTCATCTACTTGTACACGAACCTGGCGCTGGCTGGGACCGTATCCGCAAGAGGCTCGTGGTTGAGCCTTGAGTTCATGGACTAGGGAGGGACAGATGGAGGCAGTAATCGACGCGCTTCATGAGGCGTTCGCGAGGACCTACGACCTCGCCGACATGCTGGCGCGAATCGACGTGCTCTTCGCCGAGGGCCGCATGACCGAGGCCATGCGCACCGCGCTCATCGAGGAGGCGCGCGCCAACGCCAAGCCCGAGGCGTCATACGCGCCGACGGACGAGCGGCTGCTGGCTCTTGAGACCGCCCTGCGTGCCCTTGAGACGCGCGTGGAGGCGCTTGAGAGATGCGGCACCAGTGCCCAGGGCGGAGAGGAAGGCGGCGCAGACAGCATCCTGTGGCCTGAGTGGGTGCAGCCCCTCGGCGCTCACGACGCCTACGCCATCGGGGCGAAGGTGCTCTTTGGCGGCAAGGTCTGGGAGTCAACCATCGACAACAACGTCTGGAGCCCTGCGGTGTACCCGGCGGGCTGGAAGGAGGTAGCGTAGATGCCAATCACGTTGGACGTGCCCATCATCGAGCCAATCAGCGCGGTCCCGTTC